GAGGAGATCGCCTGAGGGGTCGCCCCCTCTATGGTACAATAGCCACATCAATCAAACGGACATGAACGCTTCCACTCAAAACCTGCTCGACATCACCGCCGCTCTGACCGCTTCGGGTGTGACCCCTAAGATCAAGGTGCTCAAGACCCGCCACCCTCGCAAGGGTGAGCTGGTGATGACCATGACCAAGGGACGCCGCACCAAGACCAACCGCCGAGGTGATGCCCTTTCGGTTGCCGCCAACGTGCTCTGACCCATACGCCACCGACCATCCTACCACATTTCTGCTATGACCATCCGCTACGTTTCCGATCTCGACTGCTACGCCGTCACCCGCTGGGGCACTGACGAACCCTTCGCCTGGGCAGAGACCACCACCGATGCCATGGCCATTCAGGAGATGGAAGCAGAACGGGCAGGTGCTGACCTGCTTCCGAACAAGCCAGTGGACCTCGGTCCAGACTACCCCGATGCTGTGGAGGACATCGCCGACGTGCTCTTCGGGGAGTTGCCAGAGAGGTTCTAACGGGAGGGGCCAGGGGCCAGTTCCCTTCGGGGGGCGCCCCGTTACCCCCGTACCCCGTACAAAAACCTCTAACTACCCTAATCTATAACGGACCAAATTCGCGAGAGAGATATTCCGAGAATCAAAAAATTTTTCGCCATAAAAAACCCCCGAGGCCCCCTCCGAGATATTCCGAGACATATATAAGAGAAAGCAACAATGTATACATGTCAAATTTTGAAACATCCACCGAAGTACTTTTTGATGAAGTAGACGAAGAGTATATGGTCACAATTCCAGAAGCGATCCTTGAGGAACTCGACTGGAGGGAGGGCGATGTACTGGAATGGGAGTATCATGATTATAATGGACTTCCAGGCCTTCGCCTACATAAGGTAGGAGAAGACTGAGGTTAATTTCTCAGTCCACTTAAAAAATCTCTCAGTATTTCTTAGGTGTTGGGCACCGTAGCGTTTTTCAGATAGTATGACAAGTCCGAACTCAGGGTTAACATGTAATCCGTCTTTTCAGGAAGTAAAGAAGACGGTGACATTCACATGTTCGAGTACAGTACCAGATAGCAGGACTGGTGGGTATTCAACTCGATATAATGATGAGGAATATGAGTATGTTGATACTGTATACAATGAGCATGTTCCTACATTAACGAATGGTACATTAAGGGAGGCGTGGGATAATAGTAATGATCCTAGGTATCAACAGTACAATGTAGATACTGGGCAACCGATTTTCGAGAATTATTGTAGGACTGATGCTGGTAGTGATGAAGGATATTTCCAACACTTATGGGAATTTCCTACAACGCATACATCATCTAGGGATGTTTTAGTTAAGTACGAACCAGTATATGAAGAAACAACGACTGGCAGACCAACTACAGATAGAACAGTAGCAACACCAGAATCTCTTGCAGCACAAGAAGGTGGATGTGTTCGCAAAGTTACAGTTACCAATAATTTTACACTTGGCAAGGTATCTACTAATCTAAGTGGGTTACCAAGTGGAGATGATGCTTCATTCATCCAGTTAGTGGGTACAGACGACGTTGCAATCATCTTTACCTATACAAGTGACACACGAACTGTATTGCAGGTTGGAGACGTTGTTAACGGTCATACAGTGACCGATGTGGTTAACTTTGCAGATACAAAGGCAGATCGTAAGATTGTTCACCGTGTATTAGGTGATAATAAACTGAAATTGAATAATATCAAAGGTATTCAAGTTGGTGATAATGTTACTGGATATGGTAATACCAAAATTCCTGCAGGCACTACAATTAAATCAATTAATACCAGTGAAAAAACTGTTAAATTAAATTTTAGTGGGGATATTGATGGTCTTAATCGTACCAATCGTAATAAGATCAGAACTATTCTAGTACAGGATGCAGCACAAAATCAAATTCCAGATACAAACTATTGTTGGGCGAAGTTAGGATCTAGCACTTCTGTAGGTGTTAAGAACATTTCCTTCAAAGTTGAAGGTCCAGGCATTCATTATATGGACTTTGTAAGCACTACAACATCAGCTGGTGCATGGACAAATGAGAAAATTTTCAATGAAGGTGGTAATGCTATCTTCAAAAGTGGTAGTACTAAGTCAAAAACTGTAGATTTTGATGGCGGATCTCTTGTTATCAAGGCAGAACCTGTCAATGATGGTGGTGAATGGGATTCAAGATGGTATATTGAGTCATTTACTGGTACTTTACCTAAAGTTGGTACTGCATTCCAGACAAAATTTGATGGTGGTAAGGATAAAGTAACAATTCATTTTAAAGTTACTGGTACTGCACCTACTGTAACTGCAGCATCAGGACCTTTTGCTAAAGAAGCAGCCTATACTGGGTCTATAAGTGGTGCTCAAATTAGAGTAAAAGCAGGTTATGGGATTATTGACCGTGCAGCTGCAGTTGGTATTTTCATCAGTAAGAGAAAGGACGTACTGTATACACCTATTTTTAAGAAACAAACCGATCTGATTCCACAAGAAGTTAAGGAATTGTCTGTTAAATTCCCTGGTTTAGGTACTTTAGAGGAATTTAGAGAGGTTGGTATTGAAAATCCTGTAGTTGATACTAACTGCGACCCATTCTTGAATCCTCAAGTCACCATTCCTAGTGGAACTGGTACTCAAAATAACAACATTCAACTCACCTCATCAAATAATTCCGTAGTTTTACAAGCAATTGAGGACAAAATTGATCAAATTTCGTCAACTAGTGATGTTGATGAGATGGTAGAGGAGATTGAGAAGATTTTTAAGGAACAAAATCCCGATCCTACCGTAGATCAGAGTGTTTTAGACAATCTTAGTAGCAATTTAAGGAAAATCAACAAGGCAGAAGACAAAGTTGCTAAGTCAGAAAAGAAATTTAAGAAGAAATTTGGGGATGCCGATAGATCCGTATCTCAAGATACCGCATCCAACAAGTTAATCAACGATATTCTCAACAAAATTGGTGAAATTCCCGATGATTTGGGTGTTTTGCTTCCAGCTGATGTTCCACAGACAATCGATACCGTAGATGGGGAGAATGAATCCGATTTTAACCTCGTAAAAAACGCATATCGCGACCTTCCCGCGACTCAGGACCGCATTCAGTTCATTGTTGAAGATCTTTCAATCAATGATGACGAATCTTACCTCGATTATGGTAAAAGTTCACTCCGAACTACGATTACCTTTGATGTTATTCCGCGTTGGTTACTCGGAACACCTACAATTGGTGATGAAATCTCCGATGAAGCGGAATTGGTGATTTCTGGTACGGCATTAGGTGGTGCTTCACCCGCAAATGACCTTTATTTGTTGGTCAGGGACGTAAATAACTCTGGTGCAATCCAAACTTTTGAAACTTTTGGTGGTTCTGTACCGCAAATGAAGTATACCAATCAATCTGGTACTTCTACTGCGGTTGGAACAAGAGCATCTTTCAATATTACTTCCGCAGGTGGTAATTACACCGCAACAATCAATACAAATACAACTGGTTATTCCGTAAATGATATTATCATCATCAAAGGTGGTGTATTAGGTGGTTCCAATGATACTAATGACTGTCTTATCCAAATTACGAGTCTAACAGGTGGTGGGGAGATTAATCAATTCAGTGTAACAGGTACATCGACTGGTAGTGCTACTTTTAACAATAGAAGTCATGTAATTGAAGAAGCAGCATTTGACGTTAACGTTGAATGGAGTAATACAGATGCAACTACTGATGATATTTACGTTCCAGTGATCAATGATGACAATGCTGGTTCTGGTTATCGCGTAAATGACACAATTTCTATTTCTGGTGCGAATTTGGGTGGTGGAACAAATAATGATTGTCTTATCACTGTAACTGAAGTCGATCCTGAGGGTGGTTTGATTGATTATACCACATCAACAGCGGAAAGACCACAAACTTTATATGCTAACATCTCCGCAAGCTATGCAACCAACACTGGTAGTTCAGTTGGCACTGGTGCAACGTTTAATGTACTTAAAGGTGAAAATGCTGCGGGATCACCAACATATTTTGTTTCTCTAAACAATGCAGGAACTAATTATAACAAAATTGTAGTTCCTACTGGAATAACAGTTGATGTTGTTGATAGAAAAGAAGGTATTTTGCAGATCAATAACGGAGATCTTAATGCATATCCGTCAAACTTTACGGTAACTTTTGGTGTTTCCGCACCTTCACCGTTAGTAGTTGGTACTAGTTACAAAGCATCTAAGATATCCGACACTAAGTTCTTTGTATATACAGAACAAAACTTTGGCACTACAAATAAAGCTGGTACAAGAATTCCTCCCCTTATTACAAGGATCAGATTGTCTGAATCACTTACAGGTATTAGTGGTGTTGCCTTTGGTACGTTTGGTGTTGCACAGACAGTAAATTACTTGACTGATGGTGGAACTCAGTATGTTGATACCATTGATGTTGCGGCAACTGGTGAAGTTTACCCTGATAGAGTATGGAGAGGTCTTGGTTATGAATATCAAGGTGAATGGATTAAGGAATATGAGTTTAATTTGGTCACTACATCTGAAAATATTGCTAAATCTTCGTTCAATGAAGGAAATCCAATTCAGTCCAAACCTACAACCGCAAAACTAACTAAAAAATTAAAACCAAAAGCAGATAAGATTGAAGTTGATGATACATCATTGTTCTTGTCATCTGGTTATCTAATGATTCCTAAGTGGATTCGTAAAACTGAAAATTATCTTGAACTTGGTGTGGAGGGTGTGAATAAAATTGTAAATGATAGAAATCACTATTACTACGATGGTGAAGAGATTATCTATTATTCTTCAAAGACAGCAACATCTTTTGAAGGTATTGAAAGATCTCAGTTTAATACCAGTTATTTGTTTGAAACATCACCAGAACCTTTCGCCAAAAACGGTGGAGTGGTAAATAGTTATCAAAAGGGCTATTCTGTTCAACAGTACTGGCCTTATCAACCGAAGGAGGAATAATATGGTAAGACCAGTACAAGCTATCGGTGGTGCAGACGGACCATCAGTTCTTGGGTGTTGTAAGTGTTTTCCTTTTGTAGTTACTCCAGTTGTCCAAAAAGAACTTCTATGTGGACTCCCTGAGAACACCACAGGACAGATTCTAGTACCTGCTCCTGGTATTAACTGTTGTGGTAAAGGTTGTAGTCCTTGTGTGTGTCCTAGAGTCTCTCTGGGGGTTAGTAAGGTGTTTATTTGTGGTCGTATGTCATCACATATTGGAGATCCGAACCCGCCATCAGTTCCGAGACTTAATGTAGCAACTCCTACTCCTAAAGTTCTATATGCTTAATCTTTTGAATCTTGGCAGAGTTATTATAGAGACTTTTTGACACTCTGTCAAGCCTGTGGTATAATTAAGAGGTAGTTGACTGATTATTATGGCACGATCCAAAAACCTTAGTGGTGGTTCTTTTGTAGAAGCCAAACCCAAAAAGACCCGCCAAGGCAGTGGTCAGCATACCAAGTATGCATCTACCTCTCGAAACAATGCTAAAAAACGTTATCGAGGTCAAGGTAAGTAATGAAAATACAACTGTGGTACTCTCAGGGAATGAGTCAGTGGAGATGGTCTCTCACCGACGATAAAAACAACAATATCCAAGAGTCAGGACAAAGACCTGATCTCAGAGACGCAATGAATGATATTGCTACCACAGTTGAATATATACTAGACACGAATTATTGTGATGAAAAAGGAAAAACTCAAAGCACAAGTTAAGTCCAGATTCTATTACTATTTCTGGGGTCTAGCTACCCTCTCTGTGGTCCTAGGACAGATTTATGTTGGTGCTGGGTATCGTTACATGGCTGAGAGTGTAAACACCCTTACATACAGTCTTTCAAGAGCATTACGTCGTTAAATGAATGAAAAAAGAGTGAAAACAACACCACAAAATGTTCAAGAATCAAATGAAGCACTTTTTCGTGCTTCAATGAACCTTCCAAAAGCTGCAGAACACTGTGGCATGACTCAAAAAGAGATGAAACTTACTTTTTGGGAATTTTTGAAATATAATGAACCAGATTATGAACTACCCAGTCCATAAATTATATTCTACAATTTTATACACTTATCTTGCTCCTAGTAAAGTCTGTGAGGGGATAGGTGTTTTTTCTTTAGTGAATATTCCGAAAGATACATGTATATTCACTCCATCAAAGCAAGAATATGTTTTGTGGAATGATGTTGACCCTCGTTTGAAATCTCAAATAGAAAAACTGACTTATTGCGACGAAGATGGGTTTTGGATTGATAGTGATTTGGACAAATTAGGTCCTCAGTACTATATCAACCACTCACATACACCAAATGTTGCATATAATAAAGACACTGGTAAACTTTATGCTATTAACGACATTCCAGCCGGCGTAGAACTTACTGATTACTATTTTCCAGGAGAAAGAGATTGGCTTACTTAAATCACAGCTTACCTGATTGGTCTTGTTACATTCGTAATGAATTCTTGTACAATCACAAAAAAGGACATGGTGAAGTCACCAAGGCTGACGTTCATAGTGTTGCTAGTATAGAGAAACGTGTCCCACTATTTGAAGCATTCCTTGAAAATGGTGTTAACTGGACCAGAAGACCTCTACATGCGTTCTGTTGGGACCCAGAAGCGGAGATAGAACCATTAGAGGACATTATGTACTGGGATTGTTTTAGTCCTTATATTGACGTACAGAGACGACACAGACTCGCTGGTCTACAAGCACAATTAATTCGACCTGACGGTAAAAAGGTACTGGGTGACTATATGTTCACTCTAGATTGGTCTTGGGAAAATAAAGGTGTTCCTGACTTGAACTATTCAGAAACTCCTGAACATAAGTGTGCTCACTTGTTTAAGGTAGAGACTGGTAATTATTATGCTTATCCTAATAATAGGATTATCTGGTATGATAATGCTTGGACATTCAATCGTATCGAAAAAAATCCTGGATTTGAGATTGACACTACTGTTTATAGCGTAGAGAATAAAAGAAAGATTGAAACATCAGATCATTACATGTATGAAATTAAAGACTTAGATAAAGGGGATGGTAATATTACTGTCTATGAAAATAAATAACTAAAATGGAGATCACTTATGGGAATTTCACCTACAGACAAAAGTGAAGAATTTATAAAGTCTGGAATGACTCTAATTACTGAAGTATCGGCTGATAAGTACCTTAACAGAGTAAAAACAAATATTCCACCAAAAAATAGACTTTCTAGACCTTGTGGTGGAAAAGGCGGATTTGACGATTATGTCGAACGTTGGCACGAGTAAAGTAGCATATATAGTATGATAGATACTGATTAAAGCCTTGTCTTTCAGCGTTTCACGATCAACAGCTCCAACACAAATAGTTGACAGTGCTCTAGGTAAAACATCCAGAGCTTTTAAGGACATCAGTTTGACGTTCTCTAAAAACCCTGTCACTAAGGACCTTGTTGTACTTAAAAATGAAGAAGCAATCAAACAAGCAGTAAAGAACTTAGTTCTTACTCAAGTTGGTGAAAGATTCTTTAATCCTTATTTGGGAACCAATACTACATCATACTTATTTGAATTATCTACTAGTTTTGCTGAAAATGCTCTAATTCAGGAAATTGAGAGCGTTCTGCAAACAAATGAACCTAGAATCAGTCTGTCCAACATCACAGTAGATGCGGATGAAGATATGAATTCTTTTGAATGCTTTATTGAATATTTTATTGTTGGAATTCCCGAAGCATTGCAAACCGTAGATTTTATCCTCGTAAGAGAAAGTTAAATGGAATTACCAACAGTTGCCGCTTTAGAATTTGAGCAATTAAGAGCGTCGATTAAAAACTATATCAAAACAAAGTCTACCTTCACGGACTATGATTTTGAAGGTTCCAACCTTTCAATGTTGGTTGATATCCTCGCGTACAATACTTTGTACACGACGTACAACCTTAACATGGCGTCTAACGAGTTGAATCTCGATACGGCGGTACTTCGTGATAATATTGTATCGCACGCCAAGAGACTAGGATATAATCCAAATTCTTATACCTCATCCAAGGTACAGGCGGACATTACTGTAACTGGACTAGCAGCGTTACAGGTTGGTAGGATTGGTCTTAAGTCTGGTCCAGTTTTATCTACAACATTCCAAGGAAAAAATTATACTTTTGTAGCAAGAGACGCTCTTAATCTTACTGTCACTGGTAATACAGCAGTTTTTAGAGATGTAGAACTATATGAAGGTACTACTTTTAGTATTAGATATACAGTAGACACTTCAAATGAAAATCAAAGATTTATTATTCCAAATACCTATATTGATTCTGATAGTGTAAAGGTATCAGTCAAAGCTGATTCTACATCTACAACTTCCACTAACTATGCTAGAAAAAATACGATTGTTGGTGTAAGTCCATCGGATACTGTTTTCTTTGTAGAAGAAATTCAAGATCAGCAGTACGAAATTGTATTTGGTGATGATGTAATTGGTAGAAAATTACAGAATGGTGAAATTGTCACTATCCAGTACATTATTACAGCTGGCGGTGAACTTAATAACGTAAAACAGGATTCTCTAAAATTTATTGGTACAGTTGAATATGTTGACTCGAATAATGTTACTGGAAGGGTAGCTCTAAGTGATATTTCTTTTAGTCTTAACACTGAATCTTCTTTTGGTGGTTCTAACTTTGAAGATATTGCATCTATTAAATTTAGAGCACCTAGATATTTTGCAGCACAAGAAAGAGCGGTGACAATCAGTGATTATGAATCGTTGATTATGCAAATTTACGGTAATTCTGATTTAGTCAAGGTTGTTGGTGGAGAACAGTTAAGTCCACCTGAATACGGAAAAGTTTTTATTACTATTAAACCAAAAGTTGGTAGTGTAGTTAGTGATACTGAAAAAGATAGAATTGTAAGGGATCTTAGAAGTTTTATTGTTGGATCTGTTACTCCTGTAATTAGAGATCCTAAAAAATATAGTATTAAAGTTCGTCCACAACTTACTTACAATAAAAATAAAACTAGAAAGAGTCCAGCTACACTTAAAAAACTTGTTAGAGATATTGTCGTAAAATACGAGGCCACTGATCTATTCAAGAATTTTGGTGGTAAGTATTCAAATTCTTCTATTATTGCCGATATTCAAAATATTGATAACTCGATTATTTCCTCTAATGTTAAATTAAGAGTATGTGTTGAAATTGATATAGATGTCAATAATAGAATCGAAACAAAATATGAAGGTTCTTTCTTTACATCTGTAAAATCTAAGTTAGAAAGTAAATATGCTATTGTAAGTGATTTCTTCTGTTATCCAGGATACAAAGATCCAGTTTTCATTGGTACACCTTCTTTTGGTGAGAATAATTGTGAAGTTGATGGTAATTTGTATCTGATTGATATTAATGGAAACATTTTAGGTGTTGTTGGTTCTATCAATTATGAGACTGGAGAGTTCAGTTTCTCCGTGGCATCTTGTTCCGAAGAACCAATAAATATTTGTGCGATACCTGATGATCCTAACATTGATCTTGATGATGAGACATATCCTACTATTGAGATTGTCGATGTAGAAATTGGTGATCCTGATGATGGTGACGATCAAGATCTATCTCCAGAAGATGAATTACCAGTACCTGATGTTGGTGATGCAACAGGAGATCCTGATGCTGGTGACGGCGATACAACAGATCCAGTCACTGATGATCCAAATAATATTATTACAATTAACGACTTTACGCCAGAATCTGATCCTAATAAGTGCTCATGAAAAATCTAAGGGATAAAACTGTAGATCTATCGGTTTTAATCGAGAATCAATTCCCTCAATTTGTGAGGGAAGATGCTTCAACGTTCATAGAATTTATTAAGTCTTATTATCAGTCTCTGGAGTTAAAAAACCAGCCTCTTGACATTGCCAAGAATCTAATTGATTATTATAATGTTTCTCATTTCAGGAAACATGAACTGGTAGAGAAAACTCAACTATCAAGTGATGTAAATCTCACTGACACGACTATTAGTGTAGATGATACTACAGGTTTCCCAGAAAAGGGATATCTGAAAATTAATGATGAAATCATTTATTATGGATCTAAAACTGATACTACATTTAATAGTTGTATCAGAGGAACTTCTGCACTTGTTTTAACTAGCATTCCTCTGTCTGAAATTTTACTTGAAAATAGTATTGCTGATACTCACTTTATTGATGATGATGTAGCTAATATTGCTTTTGATTATACCAATGAATTTCTGCGTAGAATTAAATCTGAAATTGCGATTGGTATTCCTGAAAATCTTGTAGATGAACTAGACATTTCTAGCTTCTTGTCTAAAGTCAAGTCTTTTTACGGGTCTAAGGGTAGTTTAAATTCTAACAAAATTCTTTTTAGAATTCTGTTTAATGATAAGAAATTTAGATTCAAATTAGCAGATAGAGGAACTGGTGCAACTATTAAGATCATCAACTTTGATGGTTCTATTGGTAATGCTCAGATTACTGATACTGGAACTGGTTATGATAACAGAGTAGATGGAAATAATAATCTCAAACATCCACCAATTATTGAAATTTTTGGTAGTGGTCAGGGTCAACAAATTGCTAACAAAACTGCTGTTGTTGATGTAACTTCTATTAATGCAAGTGGTGGTATTCCACTTGGTTCTACAATTGACCCTGCTTATAATGGTATTACTATTACTGATGCTGGTTCAAATTATGTCGGACCAATTAGAGGTGTAATTAGAGAAAGAGATTACGGCGAAGAAGAACTGGTAATTTCCACTAATGGAAGTGGAGTTGTTGAAAGTTGGGATTTTAACACTGGAGAACTAACTTTAACGAATACGATTGGATTTTTCACCAACAACGAAGAACTGACATCCCAGTCAGGTGAGAAAGCAAATGGATCTATCAAATCTTTTGAGATTATTCCTCAGGATCCTGAAATTGAATTTCCTAAAGATTATCTCTTTAGACCATCTGAATCTAATTTCAGAGGTAAGAAATTAGCACGACTAGAGATTACAGAAGGATCTTTAGAAGAAGATATTAATGGTGTAATTAATCCACCACAACTTTTGTCCATCGTGCAAGATGATGACACTGTTTTTGGTGTAAAATCTGTACAGATTGAATCTGGCGAAATCCTGAAAGTAGACAATATTGGATTACCAACATATGAAGTTGATATTGAAATCAATGAAGATTTCAATAGAATTTACTTACCAGCATCTACACAGTTAACTCATCCATACACTAATACTGATACTGTAGTTACAGTTGATGATGCTACTGGATTCCCAGTAACTAATGGTCAGATTTATATTGATGGTCTTATCATTGAGTATAAAGAAAGAACCGTTAATCAATTTCTTGGATGTACTCCATTACCATCTGGCAGTAAGATTGTAAATACTGAAGTTATCTCGTATGGTAGATATAGAACCAGAAGAGAATATGAACAGAGTGAATATGTAGAGATCGGTCAAGAAAGATACTACGGTGATAATCTTTATAGATGTAATACAGAAGGTGAAACTGCAGCTACTGGTTTTCCAACACATACATTCGGTATTAAAAAGATTGGTAAGATTCAATGGGAATACATTGGTGCTAGTAAAGTAGATTATTTTGTTGATTGTATTGTTGGTGATCCAGAAATTACTGCAACTGGTGAACAAGGTGAGCTTGAAATTGTTGTTGACAGTGCCAAAAAGTTGAGTATTGGTCAACTTGCAGTTGGAACTGGTATTGCTGATGGTGCAAAAATCAGAACTATTGTAGGTAAAACTGTTACTCTTTCTCTTCCAAATACATCTTTGGTTGATGGTGCAGTCAATTTCTCTAGAGCTAGAGGTAGAATTGTTGGATTGGTCGGTGAAGTAGAAATTGAATCTGCGGGTGCTCTGTTTAGTAAACAGAAGTATGAACTTGACGATAAGACTTATAATGATTACGAAGGAATTGAGTATTCTTCTTGGAATGTAAACAGTGATCACACTTTAGATGCTGATAAAGATTATGTTGGTGTTGGTGGTAGATATGCATTCAGAAACAATGTACTAAATCATGTTTATGCAGCGTCTTCTGGTATTCCAGGATATCAGTTTGATGGAAGTACAAATGCTAAAAATAGAGTTCTATCAAATACTTTTGATGGATATACAAATGCATTTACTCTTAATGGTCTTGGTTCTTCATTAAATGAAGACGATCTTTATGTGTTCAGGAATGCAGTTCTTCAAGATTCTGCTACTGACTATGATATTGTCAACAATGTCATCAGTTTTACTAATGTACCTCTGACTCAAGAAACGATCTATCTGAGATATTTTAGTACTGCAAGTCAGGCTACAAAACTTCAGTTTACTCTTTCTTCGACTGATACTATTGTTTTAACCACATCATCTACAATTGATCTTTCAACAGATCATTTGTTTGTATTCTTGAATGGTGTTTTACAGATTGATGGGTATACTTATAACGATACTACAAAGAGTTTTACTTTCACTGGACAAACTATTACGGCTACAGATGACATTATGGTCTTCTGGGTGCAACAAGCACAACAACTTGACCCTATTACATCTACGTCTTCTCTAACTTACACCTTACAGGATGGTGGTAGTAATTATGCTTCTGCAACCACCGAAAGTGTGTTTGTAGCAATTAATGGTGTTGTACAACAACCAACAGTATCTTATACTATTTCTGGATCTACACTAACATTCAGTGAAGTAAATTCTGGAAAAACTATTACAGTTATTGACTGTGGTAATGCATTACTTTCTGGTACTATTTCTACTCTTGCTGGTATTAATCAAGATAGAAATAATTACAAACTTCAGAAATTACTTAAGAGAATTCCATATCCTGCAAGTATTCTGAATAAGAATATTCTTAGAACCTCTAAGTCTCTTTCTCCTGTAAAAACGGATAAAGCAATTGGTATTACTGTAGATGGTATTCAATATCAAACTGTCAGTGGTAATACTGTACCTTATGGTGCCGTAAATACCCTCACCATTTCTAATGGTGGTGTATATCAAATTCCATATACATCAACATACGCTTTTGATAAGACTGGATATCCAAAAGCCATTCTGAAAAAGAATGGTTCTGAAACTGCCGATATTAATGTAACTGAGACTGTATTTGAAATTGCAGGTGGTATTGAAAAGGTAGACATTAATAATTTTGTACCTGCAAATCTAACAAACCTTCAAGGTTTTTCTACAAAACCAAAAATTCAGGTTATTAACAATAATCCAGTAGTAAATACGGTTCAGAAAAATCCAGACGGATTTAAGGAAGCTGTAATTGATGTAGAATTCAAAAATGGTAATATTACCAGTTTTGTTGTTGTAGAGAAGGGTTATGGATATACTGAATCACCAACTATTAGAGTTATTGGTGGTGGTAAACTGACTTCTTATGATATCCCATTTGTTAACACTTCTAATGGTGATATCATTGTTACAATGTCTGGTCCTCTGATTTCTTCTAAGAGTGCATCTTCTGCTATCACTCTTGCAACTCAATTAGGTGCTAGTTTTGCTTACGATCCTTCTGTAGAAATTAATTCTGGATCTGGTGCTGAATTACAAGCTGTAGTTGCGAACGGTAGTGTTGTAGCAGTTCAAATTCTGAATGGTGGTCAAAATTATTTCAATGAACCAAATATTGTTCTAAGTGGTATGGGTAAAGATGCCGTACTAAGAGCAGTTGTTTCTGGTGGTCAAATTACTAGTGTGACTATTGTTAATGCTGGTTCTGGTTATGTAATTCCTCCAGTTGTTCAGGTTACAGTTGGTGATTCCAATGCACTAGTCGAATCTACTATTAACAGATGGACTTTTAACATTGCTAATAGATTTATCACTGGTATTGATGAGTTTGGTGGATATGTATTTGATGAACAAGTAGGATATAATAAAAAAGTTACCTCCTTTACTAGTAACACTTTAACACTAGAGAATGTTACTAGTCTTGTCGTTGGTATGGAGGCAATTCATCCAGAACTCCCTGTTGGGACGTTTGTTGCTGGAATTAACAGTGGAACTAAAGTTGTATCTCTTTCTAATGGTGGATTGACTACAGTTGCTAATAATGCTCTAAACAATGCTTTAGTTACTTTTGTTCAGGGTGATGACAGAGTGAGAGGTGCATTGAAAGTTGCTGAAGTTGTACCTTCTAACTTCCCTAAATCTAGATTAAAATATCAATATCTTCAGATGACAAATACGTCTAAGTTTGAGACGTATTATGGTATTACTAGTTCTACCCACTCCAAAGTTGTTGGTTGGTCTTATGACGGACATCCAATCTACTGTAAGTATGGTTATACGACAGCATTAGATAAAACATCTGGTATTAGTGAACAAACATCTTCCTGGAGATTATCTGGTAGTAGGTTAAATGGACCATCAGTTAGTGATTATCCTCTCGGATCATTTATTGAAGACTATGAATATGTAAAGGGTCTTGGTACTCTTGATGAGTTTAATGGCAGATTCTGTGTAACTCCAGAGTTTCCTGATGGTGCTTATTGTTATTTCATGGTGGATGTATTCCCTCATGTTATCGGTGTTAAATACTTCTCTGATCCAGATGTCTATAATACTTGTCCAAATAGAGATAATGATTTAGTTCCAGCAGCATTTGCTAGAGTTAATGATGCAGATAACGCTCAATATCCAGAAGAAGTTAAGAATGTTTATAAAACCATTCTAACCACAGACTCTGCATCTGTTGGTGAAGTTGAAACGGTAATTATCGAAAAGCCTGGTGATAATTATAAAGTTGGTGATAGTTTAGTATTCAACAATGACGATACCGCTGGTTCTGGTGCTATTGCATATGTAAGTTCTCTTGACACTCCACCAGTATTAAATTACACAGTCGATACTACAAAGAAAGAAATTGAATTTACATTTACTGGTAATCATCTACTTTCTAACTCAGATATTATTGAGATTGAATATAGAAAAAATTTAGTACCAACTGAAATTAATCTGAGTGCTATTGGAACTGTTCCGACAGTTGTTAATAATAAACAGGTATTCCCAGTAACTTTAGAAAGTCATAAGGTTTACAAGTTAAAGTTTGCTGGTGCCACAGATTTCAATCTCTCATTTGATATTTTAAACTTCAATCCATTCTTCCAAAGAGACTCGGTTGTTACCAATAGTTCTGTTGAGATTGATCCTTCCAAGATTCCTAGTATTGTCTATATCCATACACCAACATCAATTTATGAGTTAAAAGTAGAACAAGCTGAAATTATTGGTAGATACGAAGTTCTTGAGTCTCAAGGTACTCAATTCAAGATTAAAACAGAAGCAACTGTAGTTGATATTCCACAAATTGATTTCTCTATTAGATCTAGGGGTGCTACTGGACCAATTAAAACAGTCAATGTTGTGAGAGGTGGTGAGGGATACCAAATCCTACCAGAAATTACTGATGTAACTAGTGATTCTGGTACTGGCGCTGTTTTACTTGCCAACTCCAAATCTATTGGTAAACTGAACAGAATTAAATATATCACTTTTGGTGATCAGTTCTATGGTTCTAGAACTGTAAGAAATTATCTGAATCTTCCAATCACAGTTAGAGTAAAAGCAAACTTTGAGATTGCATCCACTAAGATTACAAATAGTGGTCAGGGATATGATCTAAATCCAGTTATCAGAACAAATGGATCTGAAACAATTGCAAAATATAAAGCAAGATATAGTTCTGGTGAAATTGTTGATTTACAAGTCATAGACGGTGGTAGTGGATTTGATACTGCTCCTACGATTACTGTAGTAAGTCAAGACGGTGGTAGTGGTGCTGTAATCGTTCCTACGATGCGTAGAAGAACTTTAGATCTTCAAGACACAGTAACACTTAAGAATAAGTCTGCCGGTGCAAAAATTCTATCCTGTGATGCAAAATCTTCAACGATCGAACTTTTAGTCACATCTGGTAAGTTTGAAGTTAACGATATCATTGTTTCCTCTGATGGAAGAGATTATGGAACTATCGTTGAAGTTAATAGTGCTCGTGCATATTCCAAGTCAAATTCTTTCGGTAATATTCCTGAATCATTCCTTGGAACTGTTGGATTTATCAGCGATGACTTCCAGAAAGTAGAAGATAGTATTTACTATCAAGATTTCTCTTATTCTTTAACTAACGAGAGAAACACCCGCGAGTGGAGATCTGAGGTCAACGAAAATACTCACCCTGCAGGTTTTAAACTGTTTGGTAAACATAGAATTCACAGTAGAAAGTCTCTGATTGGTAGATCTCAGAATTTGGTTAGAAGTGCTGTTAGTTTCAAAACCAGCATTCAGAGTCTGTTGGACTTGAGTGTAGAAACTCCAAAGTGTAACAAACAATATATTTGGTTTGATAATTTACCATCTCCAAATCCATATCAAATCAACGATTTAGTATTCGGTTCTCAGACGGAACACATCGGTAGAGTTATTGAAGCCGGTGAAGGTTATATTGTTGTACTTCTATTTGACGATGAAATTGTCATCAATGAATATGTAATTAACTTGATTAGAAACATTCGTACTTCTTATGTTTCTACTACTAGTAAAACTATCCTGTCTGTAAATGGTATCATTCAGTCTCCTGGTGTTTCATATACGGTTTCTGCTGATAATATTCTGCCATTATTCCCAATTTACCCAGGAGATGAGTTAACATCTCTCTTCCTGACAAATAACTTTGAAACCTTACAAGGATCTGGTGTCAATAACAACAACCAGATTAATCTAAGTAAAGGTGGTATTCAGTATACAGCATCTAATGCAAATAATCTTTTAGTATCACTAAACGGTGTTATTCAGAATCATGCTGACTATGAGTTGATTAATAGTGGTGCAACTCTTAGATTCCCTGGTACAACTGTACAGGGAGACACTACATTTGTTATTGATCATCCATCATTACAACCACTTTCAATTACAGGATCTGCTGGTACAACCTTTGATATTGGTGTAACACCATCTTCAAATTGTCAGTTATTGATCTTCTTTGTTGGTGTCAATCAAACTCATCTGACAACCGACTACACAATCAGTGGTTCTACAATTACATTCCCTACATCTGTTGATCCTTCTGAAATCTTTGGTTGGTATATTAATGAAACCGTAGAGTGTGAAAAACCTACAATTACTGGTCTGAATCAACACCTTGCTAGAGCAAAAACTCTAGTTTGTAATCAAGAGAAGAATGTAACACTGAAAATTGAGTCCAATACGGTTAAGAAACCAAACGGATTCTTTGAACTGGATAAGGAAACCATTGATGGCACCTTGTTTGTCGATGGTACGACAGCACATGGTTTCGGTACTAAGTTTAAGTATTCCAATCCAGAGTTCTCTTCCAGTCATGTAGAGGTTATCAATGACATCAGTTCTCAGTTTGATGGTTCTACCACAACCTTCAATCTAAAGATTAACCAAGACGATGACTACACTCCATGGGATGGTGAAAACTCTCTCCTAGTGGAGACTTCTGGTACATATATGACAAAGAGTCAATATGGTGTTTCGGGAACTCAAATTACATTTGTAACTGCACCTGCTTCTGGTACTCAAATGTCTATCAGAGATTTCAAGAGTGCATATGTTGCAAATGATAGTGTTAAGAAGGGCGCCGAACTAGATCAGTTCAATGTATTCAATGGTTCTAGAGCAACATTTAACACATCTGATGATGGTGTTCCTTCTACATCGTCAAATAATACTGATGTATTCCATGTCAAGAATGGTGTTCTTGTAAGACCAGACATTCATTTGAATGCTGATGATTCTAGAACTAACGTTCAACTACAGACAGTATCTAACAATAAGATTACATTTACAACTCCTCCAGTTCTCGCTGACAGTATTAATATGTTGTCTTTCAATAGACAACTTGTTCCAAACAATCATAGAAACTGGGTATATGATAGAAATGAATTCTTTGATGGTGTTAGAAGAGGGTTTACACTACTCCACGACAACACCAGCACTGGTGGTTTAAAGTGCGAAGAACTTAGAGGTGAGGAACCAAGTGAAGAATCTTTAGTTGTAGTTAGAAATGGTGTATATCAGTATCCTTCTATTGACTATGATCTAGTCATAGTAAATGATGTTAATGGTATTAATCAACTAACAAATACTACTCATAGAATCGTATTTACAACTCCAACTCCACCTACGGCGACGGAAGATGTATTCATCCTCTTTAATAAGAATACTGCAAACTTCGTTGATAGAACTGATGAATTAACACAAACTTCTTCTACAGTTCTTTCATACACGACTGCAATTGCTAGTCATGCAACTAAAGTGCCTTTTGTATATGTTGATGGTGTTTATCAGGATCAAAATTCCTACACTTGGGACGGTGCTGCAAATACACTGACTTTCTCTGGTACAAATCTACCAACAATTGCAACTGATAAAGTAGAATTCCATGCTAAGACTGCTGAATTACGTCCAGCGCATGTATTTGGAGACATCATCAATGCATGGTTACTTGTACTACAAAGAGGTGGTACAACCGTTAAGATTAGCACAGTAAACAACACATTTACTGTTGATCAAAGATCTGGTTCTACCACAATCACTGGTACTAATGTAGTTAATATTCCACAGAGATCTGGTACTCTTACAATCGCATCTCAGTTCTATCTGATTACGCTTCTCAATCTAAATGCTAGTGTAATGCATGACGATCCAGCAAATACTTTTGTTGCATTTGGTGGTGTGATTCAAGAACCTGGAGTTGCATATGATCATGCTGGAACTGCAACTGCTGCAAGTTCTGGTATCGGTAATGGTAACACTTACAACAATATGTCCATCCCAATGGGTGTTGGATATCTTGCCGCAATTGATATCGTTCAGTTTGCTCCTGGCGGTGATACCAGACAGTATATCACTAATGAGATCAATCAAGTCTATGATGGCTCTAGAACTAGATTCAGAGTCACTTTAGATGGTGTTAAAGATAATACTTATACTGGTCATGAGGATCTGATTGTATCCAAGAACAATGTTGTTCTGGAACCAGATGTGGATTATCATTTAACTGCTGTTGGTGGACATGCATCTGATACTACAAAGGGATGTATTGACTTCACCGTAGCACCTGTCGCTAATGATGAAATTTTCACTATCATGATGCATGAGAATGAAAAGATTACTCTCACATCTAACGGTGGTTCTAATCAGGTTTATAATTTGAATAGAACTCTGACTGCTGCTGAACAGGAAGGTCTAATTCTCATACAGAATAATCAAGTTAAACTTGCTCTTGGTAGAGGATTTATCTTCAACAGTGGTTCTCAGATTCAATTCAACTCTGCAACAACAACTGGCACTCCATTTGGTATTCTGACTCAATCTGGTACAGTTCTTGATTATATCAACACTCCTTACAATAGTACCAGAACTGAGTTTAATATGTTCTTGGATGAAGAAAACTTTGTCCCCGCAGAACAGTATGGTGGCACTTTACCACATCCAGAAAATATCGTTGTTTACAAGAACGGAAGTATTTTGACTCCTGTTGTTGATTACACTTTAGACGGTACTATTAAGTCCAGAATTAACTTTACTACTGCTCCTGCAACAAACGATATTATCTTCATCTCTACTCATGGTGTGATGAGAACTTTGGATAGTATCACTGCAACTTCTGCAGTTACATATGACTTGACTCTTTCTTCTAATGCATACTACGCAGATGCTCTGATTGGTAGACCAAGAGAACTTGAGAATCAACTCTTTATTACATCTAATGGTTCTATCTTAGATCCAAGAACAGATTACTTTATCCTTGCTAATAAACTATATTTCACTGCAGGTGTCTTGACTTCTGGTCATGTTCTCAGAATTCGTGACTTCTACGGTGCAAATTCTGATGTTGATGTAGATTCCTATAGTTCTCAGGTTTCTGTTGGTGAAACAATTCAAATTCCTGGTGAATCTACTACAAGACAAGTTACAGCGGTTCGTTCTCCATCTACTATGGAAGTATCGAGTCCTGCTGGGTTGACTGGTCCTTCTGGATTTGTTGGTACTGCAAATGTCACCGATGGTTCTGTCACTGGTCTTACAATCACTAGTGGTGGACTTGGATATCCAAGAAGCACCAAGTTCAGAACTTATGGTGTTGGTACTAGTGCTTCTGCAAATGTTTTGATTGATCCAATTAGAGGTGATGTAATTACTTCCACCACAATGGATCAAGAGGGATGGAATATTGCAGAGGAGACAAATCCACTACCAAATGGTTTAGTCCTTGTTCCTACATATGAAGCAGCTATTGTTAGAACTACTATCTTAGATTCTAATGAAGTTACATTCGGTAGTAAATTGACTGGTAATATCACAACAACTGCAGAAACAATAGGTGTTGCAGGAACTGGTATGGCATTAGAGAGTGATATTACGGTCACAGTTTCCTCTAGTAGTGGTTCTAATGCTGTATTGCAACCATTTGTGGTTGATGGTGAAATTACTAAGGTTGTAATTGAGAATGGTGGTTCTGGATATAATGATCTTGATTTTGTTCTGAATGTGAATAATGGTGGTGGGACGGGTGCCACACTGGAAGGTGTATTAGATGGTTCTGGTACTATCACTAGTATCAGTGTTATCAATCCTGGTGTTGGGTACGATTCCTATAGGGCATTCATTGGAAATGAGTGTATTGAATACACAAATCACACAACAACTGATTTGAAAGGTGTGACCAGAGGTGTTGTCGGGACTACCGCACAAACTGCATCTACCGATGATAAAGTATATTTCGCTAATTGATACAGTATAAATAACATTAAACAACAAGTTATCGGGGCGTATAATGGCATCATTAGTTGCTGACAATTTTAGAGTATTTGCTGCAGAGCAGTTCATGGAATCCCTTGAGGAACCTCTTGATGCTGCTGGTAATGCTCTTGCCGATTCTTCTACGGAAGCACTTAGAGATCGAAGTAAAATCTATGTGTTCATCGGTCGTTCACAAACGTGGAATTCTGAAAGATATTCTGGACAAGGTTTCAATGATATCGATCAGATCCCCGCTCCCACCGATTCGTTTGACGAATTGAGTGAGATCTATGATGACATGATCGCTATGAAGCGAGTTACCCGTGGTGATGTAAACCAAGTAATCAGAAAAAGAACTTGGACTGTAAACACTCGTTATGACATGTATAAGCACAACTATTCTGTTGCTTATCAGTCTGCAACTGGTGCAAATAAACTGTATGATGCACAGTTTTACGTCATGAACAGCAACTATGACGTTTATAAGTGTATCTACAATGGTGAGACCCCCGCAGATCCTAATGGTGTAATTTCTACGGTAGAACCAACAGGTCAATCAACTTCTATCTTCACTACTGCTGATTCTTACAGATGGAAGTATATGTACACACTCGGGATCAATGATTTCGTTAAGTTTGTGTCTAGTGACTTCATGCCAGTCAAAACAAACACAACTGTACAGACTGCTGCAACCTCTGGTGCTGTTGATCAAGCACTTGTTAGAAATGTAGGTTCTGGTATTACTGCTGGTACATATTTCGTTCCTGTTATTGGTGATGGTACTGGTGCTGTTGTTACCTTTACTGTTTCTTCTACCGCTCCTACTTCTGGACAGATTGATCCTTCGACTGTTGCAATGACTGTAGTTGGAAGTGGTTACACATATGGAACTATTGATCTTTCCGAATCTTATTCTACTCTTGCTGCAGCACAAGCAAGAACAGCAACTCCACTAGACTTGACCAGTGGTTCTCCTGCTATTGACGCAATTATCTCTCCTCCCGATGGACATGGATCTAACATTGTTAGGGAGATGGGTGCTTATAGAGTTATGATCAACAAAGCAGTTGAATTCCTTGATGGTGGTGGTGACGTTCCTGTCAACATGGAATTCAGAAGATTTGGTTTGATTTCCGATCCAAAAGCTCCTGGTGGTCAAGACTTAACTGCTAGTACTGCTGCTGTTTGTAAGGCAATTAAATTCCCAACTGCAACCAATGTAAACTATAGTATTGGTGAGACAATCACTCAAGCGACTACTGGTGCTAAGGGTGTTGTTGTTCACTGGGACTCTGTTAACAAAATTCTGAGATATTATCAGAATGAATATGTTGCTGCTACACAATTGGGTAACCAAAAATACCAACTTGTAGCATTCAGTGGTGCAAATGCAATTACTGGTGCATCATCCAATACAACTTTGTCTCCAGATACTGCTGCAACAGGAACTGTAACTATTGCTGGTATTAGTTTCACGACTGGTTACGCTGCATCTGAAGTACAAAAGTTCAGTGGTTCGATTCTTTATATCGAAAACAGAAAGACCATTATTAGATCCGACGACCAAACAGAAGATATTAAACTCGTTATCGAGTTCTGATACACCCATAAATAAAAAGAAAAGGACTCCTTTTAGGCAATGCAAAAGACCAACCTTAAACTTGCCCCATATTTTGATGATTTTGATAGTTCAAAGAATTATCAGAAGATTCTATTTAAGCCTGGGCGACCTGTACAAGCTAGAGAATTAACTCAACTGCAAACGCAGTTGCAGAATCAAATTGAGAAGTTTGCTAATCATACTTTTAAAGACGGATCGGTTGTAATCCCTGGACAAGTCGGTTTTGACTTGGAATATCATGCTGTACTTGTACAGAATCTTGTAAATGGTTTAGAAGTTGAATCCTACAGAGAGTCTTTGGTTGGCACTACTCTGAAAGGACAAAATTCTGAAGTTGAAGCTGTTGTTGTAAATACTATTTCTGTAGCAACTTCTGGTAAGAATGCTCTTACTTTATACGTTAAGTATACTAAGTCTGGTGTAAACTCTGATGGGTCCCAGAGAACTAGATTTGCTAATAATGAAACTCTTTTGAACGCATCAACTAATGTAGCTGTTGCAGTAACTTATCTACAAAATGCAACTGAATATACTGGTAGTGTTGCTTATATTACAAATGGTATCTACTATATTCGTGGATACTTTGTCGAAGTTCTGGATCAAACTCTGATTCTTGATCAATATTCAAATAAACCATCTTACAAAGTTGGTTTGTCTATTGCCGAATCTAAAGTTTCTAGTGATGAAGATTCAACATTGTTTGACAATGCTAACGGATCTACTAACTTTGCAGCTCCTGGTGCAGATAGACTAAAAATTGTACCTACTCTAAGTAAAGAACTCACGTCGTTCTCTGATAACGGTGACTTTATTGAGTTACTTAGATTAGATGATGGTAATCTTGAGGAACTTGTAGATCGTTCTTTCTACAACGAACTAGAAAAAAATCTTGCTAGAAGAACTTTTGATGAATCTGGTGATTACACAATCAAAGATTTCACGATTAGAGTTAGAGAAACTCTAAATGATGGAACTAATAAAGGTGTATACGATCCTGGTGAGGTAATTGAAGACGGTAGAACTATTCTTGCAAGAGATCCTATTTCAACCGACCCTGAAAATTCTATTAATGGTAATAATTTCTATACAGTAGAAGTTGGTCCTGGTAAAGCATATGTTAGAGGTTTTGAAATCTCTACTATTTCCAAAAAGTATATTTTAGTAGAGAAACCAAGATCATCTTTTGCTGTAAATAATAAAGCAACTAATATTGATTTTGGTCAGTATCTTACTACTACTGCCACTACTGGTAGTGTCACCACTGGCGAAACTCTTTCTTTGAGAAATAGTTCTAATGTAAATATTGGTCAAGCAAGAGCAAT